ATTTGCCGACTTAGGGCGAGCTGATCTCGGAGGGTGAAATAATCCGATCGAGCGTCTGCTGCGAGTTCGGCGGTGCCTGCATCAGCCACGCTGGCGGCGCCGGTGGCTGTGGACACTGCGGGTCTGCAGGTGGCACGGATGCGCAGCCGCTGACGGCCATCGTTAACAGCAAGGCGCAGAGCGTCGTTTTCAGCGCGTACATGGTTGAGTTCCTCGGTGTTTTTTTGGTCGAGCCGGTCACGATCGGCGAGCTGTTCGCCACTGATGCGGGCGGCTTCGCGCAAGCCAGTGACTTCGGACTGGGCGCTATCGCGTTCACGGCGGGCGTCGTCTCGCTGATCAGCGACCCAGTCAAATGCGCACCAGGCCAACAAGCCGGTGAGCACCAGGATCAGGAAAAGGCGCAGTGGGCTGATGGTCATTTGAGGCACAGCTCCGCTTCCGCCCGACGCCGGTTGTACAGCCCTGGCACGAATACCTTGCGGCCCTGGGCGTCAGTCACATAGGACCAAACCGGCTTACCATCCGGTGCCCAGGCCAATGCCTTGCAGCCGTCAGCGATGCGCCCAGCGTTGATCAGGCCCACGGCCCGACTGGCGCACGTATTCGCGGTGCCGACGTTGTGCGCGTGGCTGCTCAAGGCGTCGAAGGTGTTCTGGCCGATCTGCTGATTGCTCAGGCAGTCGGCCAGGGTTAACTGGCCTTTCTGGACCACCAACTTTTCCACTTCGGCGCAGCGATCGTCCGACCAGTACTCACCGACGACCACCGGCACCGGGCTGGTGTATTTGGTGATGCCTTTGCACACGGAGGGCAGCCCACGGGCCAGGTTGTCCGCGTAGACGACGTTCTGGCCGTCGCCTTCCCAGGTGCCCAGAAACGCGGTCAGCGCGCCGCTGCAGAGCACCAGCACACCGGCGGCGATCTTGTTGCGCAGGCTCATGGGAACAACAACCGAAGCAGAGTCGGCCCGACCATCTGCAGGATCGCCCACAAGGTGCTGGCGATCGCCAATGCCCAGGTGATTTTCTTGCCGATATCCGACACCACGACCGTCAGCTTCTGCTGGCCCTCGTTGAGTTCCGACAGCTGGCCCGACATGTGTTCGAACTGCTGCTCGAGCTTGGTCACGCGGATGGGTACCGACTCATGGCGGTTTTCCATCGAGCCAAGGCGGTACTGGACCAGCACCAGGTCGCGTTCGATATTGCCCAAGCGGGCAAGATCCACACCGAACGCAGGCGGCACTGGTGGCGAAGACGGTGGCTTCAACTGCATCAGCGTTTTCCTTGCTCAAAAGTCGTCTGGCAGGGCACGCAACGGATCATTCCGCCCCGCGCCTGGCGCGCTGCTGGGATTTCCACGTCGCAGTCCTTGCAATGGGTGCGGCTCGGCCCGCTCGGCCGTGCAGCGGCCAACGCGGCGGCAATCTCCTGATCGCGTTGACGCTGCTCCAGTACCTGGGCACGGTCGAACGGGCAAACCATCAGGTCAGGCCCTCGATCTCTGCAGCGCTCAGGTACGGCACGCCGTTGATCTTGATGAAGTCCGGACTGGTGACGTCGAACGGGACCTTGTGCTTACTCTTCTCACCGCCTTTCGGGTCGATGCTCAACAGGCTGGAGATCCGCACCTTGCAGCCGAAGGCCTCGGCACGCAGTTCCTCATCGCCGGACTTGGCGAAAAACACGATGTCGAACGGCTTCAGCTGGCGAAAGCTGCCAGCAGATCTGGCTTGCTCGATCAGCAGGTTGAAGTTGGTGGTGTCCAGTTCCAGTTCGCCGGCGGCGGACACGTCACCATCGACATGGCCATTGGGCACGCCCTTGGTCTGGGCCACGGCGCTGTTGTCGGTGATGTCGATGGTGCAGCTCTCGACGTGAACGAGCAGATCGCCCAGGTTCACGTCAAAGTTCTTACCGCCAATCTTTGCAGACATGCGGGGTTACTCCTTTGCAGTGGTCGAAAGGTCGAGCGCGATGTTCGCGGTCAGGACTTTCGGGCAGTTGAGGGGGCGGACGCTGATGTAAACCTCGACCTCGGTTTTGCTCTTCCAGGACAAGACAATGGCGTTGTCTGCCGGAGGTTCGATTTCGCCCGGGAAGGTTTGGCCGGCGAAGGTGGTGGTCTTGGCCATCGCACGCAGCGGCGTCATGAAAAACGTCTTGTTGGTCGCCATGCTGTTAGGGCTGTTGTTCAGGCGGCGATCAGCCACACGGCGAATCAGCAGCGGTCGGACCTGACGCGCTGCCTTGTCGACAATGCGCAGGTACTCGATCACCTGGTAGTCGCTACCTGGTGCGTCCAGCAGGTTGCCGTCGCCCCAGTACACGCCCGGATAGTCCGTATAGGTCTGGCTGACCGAAAAGCGCGACTTGTCCAGTTCAATGCGAACCGATCTGTCCAGGGGAACGCCGTCCTTGTCCTGCGGTACCGGTCCAAGCCCCAGCAATGCGCCGGTGGCTACGCGCATCGGGCTGTCGGCGATGCTGACGGCAGAGTTCGCCAGTCGACCGGCCAATACACCCAGGTCGTTGCCGTGCAACTGAGGCACGCACATGACACGCGGCGCTGCCAGGTCGTCAGTGATCGCCTTCTGCTCGGCCAGGTATTCCGACCAGGTCATGGTTAGGGCGATGCCTTCGGATGCGGCCATGACAAAGGCGCGTCGGCCCAAGCTGTTGTTCAAGCCGATCGCGGCGTCATGCATCGCTGACAGTTCGTCACCGCTGGCCACTGCTGTGCAGATCACAATCGCTTCAAACGAATAGTTCTGCTGCAGCGCTTTGGTCAGGGCGGTTTCCCAGGTGCTATCGGCAGCCAGCGGAACGGCCAGGCAAGCCCAGTTCTCGCCACCGTTCAGGCGGGCGGCAGTGATCTGGGTTTTCAGGTCGCTGGCCGGGATGCCCAGCATCACGTCCAGATCGCTGTCAGTGTTGAGGGCGAGCACCTGGCCTTGGCTTTTAGAGCCGGTACCGATGAACAGAAAGTATTTCTCTACCTCGGTCACAGCGCCCTGGCTGAGGTTGAGGTTGTTAACTTGAACTTGACCGAGTGCCATGTAGTGCCTCGTTATCGGGGTGAGTTAAGGATTTGGGGAAGCAGATAACTGATCAGCTCCATGACTTCTTGGTCGCTAGCGACACCGAAGAACTCCCGCTTTGGGAGGTTGATTTCCCAGGACGACGGGCCAGCAGCTTCATCGGAAAGAATCTTGATCAGCAGGCCGGCCTGGTCGTACTTCAGGTTGTCGGTGATCCATGCGACCCCGGGCTTCATCCAGCGCACTTTCTTGCGCTTGCTGGTGCTCGGCAGCCGGACCTTGAACCCCAGGCGGCGCAGGCGCTTGGCCTGCTCTTTGGTGGCTTGCGTAGGTTTGTTGCGGGTCTGGTTGCGCATCTGCGCGGCGGTACGGCGCTGACTGATGCCACTGTTATGCACATTGGCGATCATCGCGGCCTTGGAGCTGCCCCAGCCGAGTTCCGCACCCTTGTCGTTCAGCCTGGTGACGGAAATGCCGGCAGCCAATCCGCCGAGCATCTTTGCCTTCTGGCCCTTACGCTTCTTCTTACGCGGGGTGAACGCTTCGCCGTTCATGTCGTGCTGCTCGCGCACACGCTTGCGCCACTGGGTGCGGATCCGTTGACTGACACGGTTGAGCAGGCGCAATTTCAGCTTCTGCGGCAGGCTGGCCATCGCCAGTTGGGCTTCCACGTCGGCCATGCCCTGCAGGTCGACATTGAGGGAATCAGCTCTGGCCACTGACCACCCCGCCTTTCTCCGCAACCCACAGCTCAAAAGGCTTGAAGGTGTAGTTCTTGCCGAACGCCACAATCTCGCCGTCCGGATCTTCGGTCAGGTACTGGGGCTCGCTGAACGCAATGGCGATATCGACATCCGCCAGGTCGTTGTCCAGCATTTCGATATCCAGCTTCACCTGGGGCAAGCCGTCGCGGTCTTGGTCGTGGGTTTCCAACCAACTGCCGACCAGGGCAACGAGGCGCGCAGGATGGTCGGCGAACCGCTCAAAGCTGATCACGGCCGAGTAGTTGAAATCGCCCATGTACATACCGTCGACGCTGTCCTTCCAGATCAATTCGACGCTGGACGTCTCGGCCCAGCTATCCAGCTGCTCCGGCAGTACCAGCTCGCGGCCGCGCAGATAGTCGGTGAGTGCCTGGAGCTTGATCACGACAGGAACGCTCCCAATGCATTGAGGCGAAACTGCTCTGGTGACATTTCCACACGCCAGTAGCGCATTGCGTCATGGTTGATCTCGGTGAGATGTGTCTCGCACTTGTTCCCGTTCGCTTCCAGCAGCTGCATCAGTACGTCGTCTTCTGCAGCGGGCTCTCCAGCAACGCGCAGGTAACGGGCCGTGGATGAGTAATAAGCGCCAGGCCGGACCACCACTGATTTGAGCCAGTCAAATTCGTCGTAGAACCACACTGCTGTATCTGGGTTAACCCCCATTGGCAGGCGTTGGCTATTGGACACGACGACCATCCATGGAAATAGCCGACGGAAGTAAGGGGCCAGCGAAGGGCTACAAACGAGAATCGCGTGCTTGCCCTGGGCCACTACCGCTTTGCCCTGTTCAGCAAGGCGATGGCTTTTACCGGTCTGACGACCAGAGATTTCCAGATACGCGATCTGAACAGGCTTGCTCATAGCAATGCCGCCGTGATTCGGCCACGGCCCTGCAGCGATCGCACGGCCTGTTGGCTGAATGCCAGGAAGGTTTCAGAGCGCTCTGGCTGTTCTTTACCGGTGTTCTCAGCGCTTTCGCGGCGGGTGACCGTGGCGAACTGGCTCAACAGGCTTGCCTTGGCGCGGAAGTACACCGCCCGGGCGTAAGTCGCGGCGGGATCGGCACACTTGCGCAGGAACTTGGCAGGCACGTCGGCCAGAGTGGCAGCGCCTGCAGCCATGCA